CAGCTATGCCAGCCTGTCAAACGATCTCTCATCAGTAAACTATTCAAGCATCCGGCAGGGCGCTCTGGATGAGCGTGATGGCTATCGTGCGCTGCATATGTTCATGATTGAGCATTTCATTGAGCCGGTGTTTAGGGAGTGGCTCAGCTCAGCTATGGATTTTGGCGGTGTTGATCTGCCAGCCAGCCGATATGATAAGTTTGCCGGTAACGCACATTTTCGGGGACGCGGTTGGAATTGGGTCGATCCGCTCAAAGAGATCAATGCGGCGGTTGTCGGATTGCAGAATGGCGTCCTCTCAATGCAGGATGTGGCTGCCAACTATGGCCGCGATGTTGAGGAGACATTTAGCCAGATTTCGCGGGACAAAGAGATTGCCTCACAGTTTGGCCTGAGTATGGCCTTTGAGCCATTCGGGCAAAAGATGCCAGCCGAGCCAATTGTTGATGGTGGTGATGATGGCTAATTATAAGGGCGAGAACATCGATCTGCGCCCTACGCAGACAATGGCTGAAGAGGCGCAGCGCGGCCTGGATTGGCGCGAGGAATATGGCCGGGGTGGGACGGCTGTGGGAGTTGCTAGAGCCAGGCAGCTAGTAAACCGCCAGGAGCTATCACCGCGCACTGTGCGCCGGATGGTTAGTTTCTTTGCGCGGCATGAGGTTGACGCAGAGGCAGAGGGTTTTAAGCCTGGTGAGGATGGATATCCATCCGCTGGCAGAATTGCTCATGCTTTGTGGGGAGGGTCGCCTGGAAAAGCCTGGGCCAATGAAAAGGACCGCATTATGGACCGCATTGACAATGAGGACACCAGAGCGCTTGAGGACGACTTTACTGAGGCGACCTTGACCGGGTTGAAGAACAAGGTTGAGGAACACAATGAGGAACACGGCAGCGCACAGAGCAAGCGCGTGACGTTACGCATGTTGGCGGCTGTTTATAAGCGGGGCATCGGAGCGTATAACACCAATCCCGGCAGTGTCAGGCCGAGCGTTAAAACGCCTGAGCAGTGGGCGATGGCCAGGGTAAACTCATTTTTATATGCGGTCAGGAATGGCCGGTATCGTTCTGGCAAGCACGACACTGATCTGTTGCCAGAGGGACACCCAATGAAAACAGACGAGGAGCGCGGCTATTATGAGGAGCGACCTTATCCAAGCGAACATGCGGCGCGTATTAACGACCCTGACAAATATGATGAGTTCCGGCGTGAAACAGGCGCGGGTGGTGAAGGAATTGATTTTATATACGGATTGGGCGACAATGGGTCAGAGGTACAGTCAATTCGTTTTGACGCTGATCAATACTCTGAGGCAGCGGCGCGTGAATGGTTGCGAGACCACGACTTTGAGCCAATCAAGTTTGAACCGGCAGCGGAAGGCAGACAAATGGAAGAGCGACATATTAAAGAGGTTACAGAAACAGACGAGACTGTGACCATCGTTTTTGAGAAGCATCATATGGAAGAAGCAGAGCCAGAGGCTGCTGAGGCCCGGCCTTATCACGATGAAGATGAAGATGAGCGTTTCGATCGTTCTGATCTTGTCATGCGTGCGATGGATATGCAGGACAAGGCCATTGATGAAGAAACACGCACTGTGCAGATCGGCGTATCATCTGAGGAGCCGGTGCAGCGATCATTTGGCCTGGAGGTCATTGACCATACTGCTGGCAGCATGAACCTGGATTTTCTTAATTCGGGCAGAGCGCCGTTGTTGATGGATCACGATATGGAGCGCCAGATCGGCGTTGTGGAATCTGTTGAGCTGAATGAGGATGCACGCCGTCTGCGTGCCAAGGTGCGCTTTGGAAAAGGTGCGCTGGCCTCGGAAGTGTTCAACGATGTGACGGATGGTATTCGTCAAAACATCTCAGTCGGTTATCGCATTGATGGCCGGATTGAGCGAGAGAACGACCCGGAAGAATATTACCGGGTCAAGACTACACCAATGGAAATAAGCATCGTTTCAATCCCGGCAGATCGGTCAAATCTGATCGGCGTTGGTCGGTCTAATTCCGAAACCTTAAACGCAACCGTCAAGACAGAAGGAGATAAATCTATGTCTGACATCGATCTTGATGCGGTAAGGCAGGAAGCCGCCAAAGCCGCACAGAAAAACGCTAAGGAGATTATGACCTTGGCTCGCAAGCACAACAAAGCCGATATGGGTGAAGATGCCATCGGCAAGGGTCTCTCAATCGATGAGTTTCGTGGCAGCCTCCTGGACGCCATCGAAAATCAGCCACTTGAGACGCCAGCTCATGTAGTTGATGCGCCTGTTAAAGAGCAGCGCAAATACTCACTGGCTCGCATGATCCGCGCACAAGCCACTGGCGACTGGTCAGATGCTGGCTTTGAGCGTGAGATGAATGACGAAATCCAGCGCAGCACTAACCGCGCAGCTCGCGGCGTGTATGTTCCAGATTTCGCTTGGCGTGCCGGTGCAATGGCAACAGCAGCGACTGGTGCCGTTGGCGATGAGAATGTTGTGGATAACTTCATTCCAACTGTCCATCGTGGCGATATGTTCATTGAGGCCCTGCGTGCGCGTCAGGTAATGGCTTCTCTGGGCGTGACCTTTATGGGTGGTCTGACTAATCGGATCAAGATGCCGAAATTCTCAGCCGGTGCCACTGCGGCATTTGTTGAGGAGCTGGGCAGCGTTGCCGATCAGTCTCAGACAGATGCAGGCGTTACACTCCAGCCCCGCACAATGGGCTGCTTTGTGGACATTTCTCGCCTTGCACTTAAAGAGAGCATCCCAGCCCTTGATCAGATCGTTCAGGATGACCTGTTGCGTGCAGCAGCCGACTTGATCGAGTCAGCCGCAATCAACGGATCTGGATCATCTGGCCAGCCTACAGGCCTGCTGAACGATGGAAATGTTGGTAACGTTGACATCTCGGCTAACACTGATGTGGCTGCTCTTACTTGGGCTGACATCACTGACCTGGTTAAGACTGTTGAGGACGCCAATGGCATCATCAATGCTCAGACCCTGGGCTGGCTGTCAAATCCAAAGGTCAAGGCCAAGATGGCAAACACTGTCAAGGTCTCATCAACAGACAGCGTCATGCTGCTGAATGATCCTTGGGATAGCATCTATGGTTACAAAGCTGAGTTCACCAGCAATGTACCATCAGACCTGGACCCAGGTGATGGCGGCTCAGATGCGTCTGCACTTATCTATGGCGACTTTAGCCAGTTGCTTGTTGGCCTGTTTGGTGCGCCAGACATTATGGTTGACGAGACAACTGGCGGCCTGGCTGGTACAACACGCATCATCCTGCACCAGGATGTTGATGTTGCGATCCGCAATGCCGCATCGTTTGCTAAGACTGATGAGGTTTCAACAGCCTAATCATAGTGGGGCGGCTCTAGGGTCGCCCCATCTTTCCCACTAACAGAGGTTTATCATGAAAGTTAAGATCACAGAAAAATGCTACACCGGCACCCAGGGCAATATGTTCGCGGGTGAGGAGCATGAACTTGATGACAAGATTGCAGAGAAGCTGATTGCGCGTGGATATGCCGAGGCAGTCGCCGCTCCAAAGAGGGCGAAAAAGAAATTTAGCCTGTCAAATCGCGCAGTCGATGAGGCAGATGTGGCAACGCCAGAGGACGACTGATGGCAGTTGAGAGCGCAGCAGACCGGGCCATTTTCGTCAATGTTGACGACTTTGGCACTGCTGCGACTTACACGCCAGCAGGCGGCGCAGGCTCCACTGTCAACGGAATATTCGACAATGATTTTGTGGAGGTTGACGCGGGTGGCGGGGTTGCCGTTGCTTTGCAGCAGCCGCGTTTTCATTGCCGCACTGCTGACGTTTCAAGCGCCGCTGAGGGCGATGCCCTGGTTGTTAGCGGGGTCAACTACACTGTCAGGATCGTGCAGGATGACGGCACTGGTATGACGATGATGGTATTGGAAAAGAATTAGATGGCGCATGTCCGAAAGCAAATCAGAGACGCGATTGTGACTGCGACAACCGGCCTGACGACTACAGGCTCCAACGTATTTCGCAGCCGGATTTATCCGCTGGAGCAGACTAAATTGCCCGGCCTTTGTATTTTTACAAGGTCAGAAGCGGTGGAATTTGATACATTGACGATGGCCCGGTCAATTAACCGGGTTCTGGATGTAATGATTGAGGCGTATGTGTCAGCAACTGCTAACTATGACAATACGCTAGACCAAATTGCTGTTGAGGTTGAGGAAGCCTTGGCGGCAAATGTGACGCTAGGAGGCCTGGCTAAAGACACCCAGGTAACAGCGTTTGAAGCGGATTTTAGTGGTGACGGTGAGCAGCCGGTTGCCATTGGGCGCTTTACCGTGACGGTGCAATATCGCACCTCAGAAACTGATGTTGAAACTGCCGCATAGGAGACACTAAAATGGCAACATTCAAAGGCAATGATGGCACGGTAAAGTCCGGCGCAAACGCCATCGCAGAAATCATCTCATTTACTGTGGATGAGACCGCAGAAACAATTCAAGACACCACTATGGGTGATGCCGCTCATAGCTACGTTGCGAGCTTTAAAGACGCCACGGCAACTGTAGAGTGCTACTTTGATGACACCGATACAAATGGCCAGGGCAGCTTTGATCCAGGCGCAAGTGTAACCTGCAACTTTCAGATGGAAGGTGATACATCAGGCGATCATCTGCTTAGTGGTTCTGGCATCATTACAGGTCGTTCAATTGGTGCCGCTGCTGATGGTATGGTCACTGCGTCTTACACAATTCAGATCACTGGTGGTCTTACGGAGGGTACTGTTAGCTAATGTTGTCACTCGGCAAACAAATTGCTGAACGCCGTAATAAACAGCGCCGCACCATTGAAGCCTCTGGATGGGGTGACGATGATGCGCCGCTGATTATTTATGCGGGGCCAATTACCGCTGGCGATATCAACAAAATTCAGCGCAAGCATAAAAATTTTCTGAACGATATGACGATTGATGGAATGGTCGATCTAATCATCATGAAGGCAGAAGATGTGGACGGCAAACGTCTATTCACGCTTGAGGATAAAGTCTATTTAATGGCTGAGGAGGTTTCTATCATTGCCGATATCGCTGGAAAAATGTTTGGCGATAACGACAGTATTGAGGAAGCTGAAAAAAACTGAGAAGCGATCCGCTCCGGCTTAATGTGATGGCCTTAGCGGATCGGTTACACAAGACCCAGACAGAGATCGAGGATTTGACCTTGTCTGAAATCAACGAGTGGTTCGCTTATTTTAAGGTGATTGAAGATGGCAGACACAAATCTTAAAGTAAAAATCAGTGCCGTTGATAAAACACAGAAGGCATTTCGATCTGTTGCGGTTGGGTTAAGGGCGGTCCAGAGGTCTTTGTTTAGTTTCCGCGCTGGCATTGTTGCGGCTGTTGGTGCCACCGGCTTGGGCCTGCTGATAAAATCATCACTAGATAGCATCGACAAAATCAGCAAGATGTCGCGCACTTTGGGCATAGCTGTCCCGGATTTGCGAAAGTTAGAACATGCGGCTGAGCTATCTGGTGTGCAGCTAGACACATTGGCTAGGGGTGTTCGCACTTTAAACAAGGGCGCTTTGGATTTTGTGAAACGCGGCAGCGGTGAGGCCAAGGACGCATTTGAGGCGCTTGGCATTTCCGCTGATGATTTAAATGGCGTCCTCGGTGATCAGTTTGCCGTCCTGGAATTGATAGCAGATCGGTTTGATGGCGTTACCAACTCAGCAGAGAGATCATCAATCGCGCAGGAGCTGTTTGGTGGGCGTGCCTCTGATTTGCTGATTGTCCTTGAGGAGGGCGGTGAAGGTCTCCGAAAGATGGGAGAAGAGGCTGAGACGCTTGGCCTGGTCTTATCCACAAAATCAGCGCGAGGCGTTGAGGACGCCAATGATGCGTTTACTCGCTTATTCAGCCTCTTTAAAGGTATCCGCGATACTATAACATCAGCGCTTGCGCCTGCTTTCCAACATCTTGCCG